GTTGATCATGGAATGACGTTGAGAAAAGCTTCGAAGCTCGGGTCACTATGGGGCGAAGAGGCAGAAACCGAAGAAACAACAAATGACTAAATTCGATTTCGAAAATCGGATTTCGCATAAATAGAAGAAGAGACGAAACACCCACTAGGAGACACATCATGCCGAATCTAAACGAGACAAGCAAGCGGATTCTTACTGGTCAAAAGCCAGCAGCCGCAACAGAACCTCTCAAGGAAGAGAAGGAAGGAGAGGTCTCTGAGGCGTTTCCGGGTTACGGAAAGAACCGTGAAGCTTCTGCACCATCACAAGGGGGTTCGAAGAAGTCTGAGTTCCAGACACTCGAAAAGGGCTCCGGTGGTGGAAAGACAATCACCCATTCCGATGCTCCGCTTGCCGCTGGCAAGGGTGCGATGGAAAAGGAACCGGTAAAGCAGGGTTCATCCAGCAAGCCGGAAATCCAAGACCTCGGTAAGGACGAGCCGGGAAAGAAGGTCTCGGAAAAGGCCAAGGAAACGAGCAAGAAGCCGGTTGCCAAGGGTAAGCCGGGAGAAGCGCGTCCGTTCAAGACCACACAAGACCCAACCTCCGTCATCGACCAAGATTCTTCCAAGGGCAACGTTGCTCGTGAAGAGGCTGGTGACGAGGATGAAGTCGATGTCATCGAGTTGACCGACGACGAGTATGATGCTCTCTCTGATGAAGAGAAGGCACAGCTTGAGTTGATCGACGAGGCTGACGAGACCGTCGAGGAAGGCAAGAAGCCGCCGTTCGAGAAGAAGGACGACGACAAGGACGACAAGAAGAAGGACGACGACAAGGACGACAAGAAGAAGAAGGACGACGACAAGGACGACAAGGACGACAAGAAGGCCAAGAAGGAAGATGTCGATGTCAACGCCGAAGTCGACAAGCTCTTTGAAGGTCAGGAACTTTCTGACGAGTTCAAGAAGACTGCTCGTGATCTCTTCAATGCTGCCGTCGCCGCAAAGGTTGACGACATGAAGGCTACCATCAAGGCAGAACTCGAAGAAGAGGCTGCGAAGATGGTTGAAGAGTCTCGCGCCAGCATGGTCGAGTCCGTCGACAAGTTCCTGAACGAAGCCGTTGCACAGTGGCTCAAGGACAACGAAGTCCCGGTTGTCTCCAACCTCCGTGCTGACATTGCGGAAGAGTTCATGGAGAGACTGCGCGATGTGTTTGTCGAGTCCTACATCGAAGTTCCGGACGAGAAGGTTGACCTTCTTGCCGACATGCAGGAACAGCTAACCGATGTCAACCAGACGCTTGAGTCTGAACGCGAATCTGCTCGGATTATTTCTGAGGAACTCTCAGAGATCAAGAAAGGCAAGATCGTTGATCAGATCACCGAGGGTATGGTGAAGACGGACATCGAAAAGTTCAAGAGAGTGATCGTTGGCGTCGTGTATGAGAGCGACGAGTCGTACAGCGAGAAGCTCCGTGTCATTAAGGAGAACGTCTTCCCGAAGGCACCAAAGACCAAGGAGCCGGAACCTGAGGTCATCGAAGAGTCGAGCGCAAGCCCGAGAATGAAGAGATACGTCGAGACCTTGTCTCGGTCGATCAAGAAGTCATAAAAGTTAAGGTTGGGCGGGAAACCGCCCAACCAACACTTTTGAAAAACACGCTGTGCATAAATAAATACATCAAGCAACAACAAAATCCATCACAGGAGAATCACCATGTTCCTATCCGAAGAACTCAAGAACAAGTGGGCAGACCTGATTGATCACCCGGACCTTCCGAAGATCACAGACCCATACAAGCGAGCCGTCACCATCCTCGCGCTTGAGAACGAAGAGAAGGCTCTCTCGGAAGAGAAGGCCGTTCTCAACGAAGCTGCACCAGTCAACTCTGGCTTCGGTCAGGCTGGTGTTCTCGACAAGTACGATCCGATCCTGATCTCGCTTGTTCGTCGTTCTCTCCCGAACCTCATGGCCTATGATGTCGCCGGTGTTCAGCCGATGACAGGTCCGACAGGACTCATCTTCGCCATGAAGAGCCGCTACAGCACACAGAGCGGCACAGAAGCGTTGTTCAACGAAGCTGACACCGGTTTCGGTGGCACAGGTTCACACGCTGGTTCCAACCCAGTTGACGGTAACCCGTTCACAACTGGTACTGGTGTATCCACAGCCGTTGCGGAAGCAATGGGTTCAACTGGTGGTACAGCGTTTTCTGAAATGGCGTTCAGCATCGAGAAGACAACCGTAACAGCCAAGAGCCGCGCAATGAAGGCCGAGTACACGGTCGAATTGGCGCAAGACCTCAAGGCCATTCACGGTCTCGACGCCGAGGGTGAACTTGCGAACATCCTTTCGCAGGAAATCCTGTTCGAAATGAACCGCGAAGTCATCCGTACCATCTACACCGTTGCGAAGCCGGGAGCAGCTTCTACGGCAGTCGCAGGAACCTTTGACCTTGACGTTGACTCCAACGGTCGTTGGTCGGTCGAGCGCTTCAAGGGTCTCATGTTCCAGATCGAGCGTGACGCCAACGTCATCGCGCAGCAGACCCGTCGTGGCAAGGGTAACGTCATCATCTGCTCGTCTGACGTTGCTTCCGCACTCGCCATGACCGGCAAGCTGGACTACGGCACGAACCTCAAGAACGACCTACAGGTCGACGACACCGGCAACACGTTTGCTGGCGTTCTCAACGGTCGCTTCAAGGTCTTCATCGACCCGTATTCTGCGAACACCAACGCAGCCTCGCAGTTTGCAGTTGTCGGTTACAAGGGACCGACACCGTACGACGCTGGTATCTTCTACTGCCCGTACGTCCCACTCCAGTTGGTCCGTGCAGTTGACCCGAACACCTTCCAGCCGAAGATTGGCTTCAATCATCTGAATATAGGCCTGACGATCATCCTGATGAATACGGTTCATCAGCGCCACCTCTTCCTCAGCCGAGAGTAAGTTGGCATGCCCAATATGAGATAAATACAGCTGAGTGGGATCCAGATCCAGAAACGAAGGCTCCTGATCAGCCCCCTGATCCAGGGCCATATCCGTACCCAGAGCCAGAGTCTCTTCAAA